ATCTCCATCGTGCCTGGCGCAATCATTGGCGTAAGTTCCAACGGTGGCCCTCGCGGTCCCAGCCTGACGCCCCTGCCCCGTTCTGGTGACGCGAACCTGTCTCAGATTGTGGCCAATGACTTGCGGGTCAACATTAAGAAAGCCTTGCTGGACGAGAGCCTGACGCCCGACAATATGAGCGCCAGGTCGGCCACGGAAATCAACGCAAAACTGTCTGAGCTTTCTCAGAGCCTCGGTTCGGCATTCGGTCGTTTGATATCGGAAACAATGTTTCCAATCGTTCGACGCAGCTTAGAATTGATGGACCAGCTTGGGATGATTGAACTGCCCCTCAAAATCAATGGCCTGGAGGTCGAGGTCATACCGCAATCGCCCCTGGCCATGGCCAACAATGCCGAGCGTTTGAACGAGGTCATGCAATTCATGCAAATCACCCAGGCTCTAGGCCCCATCGGCCAGACCTTAATTAAAATGGATGCGGTGGGCGATTACATTGCTGACCAATTGGGCATCCCGGCTGATTTGAGAACAACGCCGGAAGAACGCGCCGAGATGCAAGCGCAGATGGCCGAGGCCGCTGCAATAATGGCTGAACAAGAAATGGCGGCGGCACCTGGCGCGGCTCAAGAGGCACCGATGCAATGAACAACGCCCAACGTATTCGCAGCATAAACAGTCCAGGTTGGGATGGCGTGAACGCTGAAGCCCAGCCGCTCAAACTGGAATCTCTCGACCTGATGCGCGAGATGGACCTAAACTTCAAACGCGCATTCAACAGCCCAGCGGGCAAGAAAGTGCTTGAGCACCTCCATAAGCAAACGCTTGACCAACCGTGCTGGTCACCCGGCGGTGATGCCAGTTTTGGCTATGCCCGCGAAGGGCAGAACAGCATTGTCAGAGAAATTATTCAAAGGGTAAAACGCGCCGATGACGTTAAATGATGAAGTCGAAACCACTGGAGTCGTAACTGCCCCGGCAGATCCCGCCAGCTTGATGCAGGGCGTGGAGCCGGAGCCGGAGGCGGCTGTTTCTGATGACGACATGCCGCACTTGCAAGCGGATGAAAAAGAGGAGCGACCAGAATGGCTAGACGAAAAATTCGCCAGCGGCGAAGATCTCGCCAAAAGCTATGACGAACTGCAAAAGAAATTCTCTCAGGGAAAGCACAAAGCGCCGGACGAATACTCAACCGATGGACTGACCGAGGTTGGCTATGAGTTGGATGACCCAATTGTGAGCACATATTTGGCTTGGGCAAAAGACAACGGTTTGAACCAGGATGCTTTTGAGACATTGCCAAGGTTGATTGCCGAAATGTCCAGCGAGAGCGCAGTGCAATCTGAGGCCGACTACAAAACCGAGCTGGCTGCCCTCGGTCCAAATGCCAATGAAATAATCAGGTCAAATGTGCAGTGGGCCGACAGCCTCCAAAGAAAAGGCGTTTTCTCCGAGGAGGAGCGCAGTGCAATGAATACAATGGGCAATACAGCGGTTGCCCAACAGATATTCCAAAAGTTACGCAACGCCACCGGGGATATGTCCCCAATACCTGTTGCTCAAGTTGCGGACGCTGGCATGAGCCAGGACGATTTTGACGCGGAGATTGCTTCGAGAATGGGAGATCCGCGCTGGGGCAGTGACCCTGCATTCACCCGTCAGACTGAACAAATGTTTGATAAGCGGTTTGGCTAGCTTCCCCGCTAAGTTTTTTACCTCCCTGGGCTTGGCGGCAACTAGGGGAGCGAGTTTTGTTTGTCCTTGTCTCGCTCCCCGCTTTTGTACAATCATCAAAAGTAATGTCTCGTATTTACACATTGTACGAAATCGTGTAAGGCGGCTTTGACTGACAACCCGCAAGGGCCGGTCTGGCGTGAGGAAACTCACCGGCGCGGCGTACCCGCGTAGCCAGAGGCCGGGAAACCTCTCCCGATAACCAAGTGGCGATTTCGCTTTTTTGGTTCAATTAGGAGACATTCAAATGTCAACAGGACTCTCAACAGCGTTCACCCAGTTATTTGAGGCCGAGGTAAAACAAGCTTACCAAGGAACCTCAATGTTAGCTGGCGCTGTTCGCACAAGAAACGGTGTGCAAGGCAACACCATAAACTTCCCGGCAATCGGCAAAGGTTCTGCAACAGTTCGGACACCACAAACCGATGTTGTGGCCTTAAATACATCCATGACGACTGTTTCTGCCACAATGCTGGACTATATCGCTGCAGAATATTCAGACATATTCTCGGCTGCTAAAGTCAACTTTGATGAACGCCAGGAACTAGCCCAAGTGGTCGGCCAGGCAATCGGACGCCGTCAAGACCAGATTATTCTGGACGCAATTGCGGCGGCAACCGCAGGCACAACGGTTGCCAATACGGTCGTAACTTCAGGATCTGCGGCTGCTTCGAATTTGAACGTCGGGAAAATCATATCGGCTGCTGCTGCTCTGAACGCTGCTAATGTTCCAGCGACTGACCGCCATCTGGTCATTCACGCGAATGGACTGTCAGGTCTACTTGGAGATGAGCGGGCTGTTAGTTCAGACTATTCCTCGCTGCAAGCCCTACAAAGGGGCGATATCCAGACATTTATGGGCTTCAATGTTCATGTCATGGGCGACCGTGATGAGGGTGGCGTTGCAATTGACGGCTCAAGTGACCGCACGAACTTTGCGTTTCACAAGTCTGCAATCGGGTGCGGGGTTGGTATGGCCCCTACGACTAAAATCGACTGGGTACCAGAGAAAACTTCGTGGCTTGTAGCCTCGTGTTTGTCGATGTGTGCGGTCGCAATTGATGCTGACGGTATCGTCGACATCACAACACGGGAGTAATTGAGATGGCTTTTGCAAGAGCGGGCTGGAACCCGATTGGCGGTCAATCGAAATCGGGCACGGCCCCATCGATTTACGCATATACAACGGCAGATACGGTTGCCACCTGCAACACGGCTGCGTATTTTAATACAATGTCGGACGTCCTGAATATTGGAGACCTCATCTTCATTAATTCATCGACCGGCGGAACTTTGGTTGCGACATTGAACTACGTTCTGACCAATGCGTCGGGCGTCGTTGACGTTACTGACGGAACAGTCCTGGCGAATACAGACGGCGACTAACAACAATTGCGGGGGCGGACAATCTGCCCCCGTACCTTTTGGAGTTGATACATGGCCCAGGGCGATACAAGCATATCCATTTGCAACCAGTCGTTGTTACTGTTGGGCGATGAAAGCATATCAAGTTTTGATGATGGCACGCCTGGCTCCCAAGCTTGCAGCATCATGTATGACATGGTGAAGAATAGCACACTCGGCCTTTATTCCTGGTCGTTCACAGTGGCTAAAATAGAACTGGCCAGAAGCACCACCAGTCCGGTCAATGAATGGACCTACGAATACATTCTACCATCTGACATGCTCACCGGCGTACCTCGCGCTGTTCGAACTAGTGCCACTGCTGGTGCTCCATTGGTTCAGTCGTTTGAGATAAACCAGAGCAGCGGCGGTCTGGCGGTGTTGATGACTAACGAAACCAGCATTTTCATTGATTACCAGAAATCGGTTGCAGAGGCGCAGATGCCTCCCTACTTTATCACGCTCATAGTTTACCAGCTTGCCTGGCACCTGGCCGAGGTTATCACTGACCAGACCACCAAGAGCCAATACTGGCGCTCCATTGCGCTGGGTTCGCCTAGTGAGAACTTCCGAGGCGGTTGGCTACGTCAGGCCATGTCTATGGATAGTTCTGGCACCCCGCCTGGCGTTATCTCTGATTATCTGCTCACGGATGTCCGATGAGTAGAACGCAACAATATCAAGCAAGTTTTACGGTCGGCGAACTGGACCCGCTGTTGCGCGGTCGCATTGACTTGCAGCAATACTATTCGTCGGTGGACCTTGCCGACAATGTTGTCTTTGAACCGCAGGGAGGTTTCAGCCGCCGCCCTGGCACCCGGTTCGTGCATGACCTGACTGCTGATAATCCCAGCAACTCGGCAATGTTGATACCGTTTGAGTTCTCGACCACCCAGAAATTTATGATTGTGGCCTCGGCCTACAACACAAGCAGCACAATCCGTTTGCGGTTCTTTGCGGATCAGACTTTGCT